TATAAATATTTGATAAAAATATAAATTATTATTTAAAAAGTCAATGTTTCATCCTATATTAATCTCATGAGTAATTTAGGTACGGTATATTTAGTCCATGAATTCGGTTCAACACCAGAACGTTATAAGATTGGTATATCTACTGGTCCTATTGAAAAAAGAATTAAAGCCATGCAGACTGGGAATTCAAATGAAATAATATTAATAAATCATTTCAATACAGTCCATTACCGAAAAATAGAATCTCACTTACATAGATTATATTCAAAATACTCAACAGATGGTGGTAAGGAATGGTTTACATTACCAAGTGAAGAAATTTTTAAATTTAAAACCATATGCGAAAAATTAAATGATAATTTTAATTTTTTAAATGATAATAATCAATTTTTTAAATGATTACCAGTTTCTGTTATCAGTCGTAAATAATTCTTTATTGTTAAGTACCCAATCAATCATTAAATGTTGCATGTCCATAGGTACTGGATATCCATTCATATATAATACATCTTGTACAATATGAAACTCTTGTCCACTAACCAAATTAATCGGTTGTACTGATAAATTAAAAAGGAAATCTTTTTTTAATCTAAATACGCAATCTACAATTTTAACTTTACTCATTTTTTATATTTTTTAATTAAAAACTTACTGAATTTTTTCATATCCAATTCTTCACCTTCGAATTCAAAATCAATTACTTTTTTTGTTGAAAACATAGATACTAATTCTGATATAAAGTATAAATCATCTTCATTATACATTAATCCAGCTATAAAAATTAATAAATTACCAGTAGCAGTTACTGTATAATCATTAATTTCGGCACCTTCATCACATAAAGTTTCACCTAGCTTAAATAGCTTTTGACTAAGTTCATTATATCTTAGTGCATTTAAATCATTGTTCATAGTTAAATATTTTTAACAAATATATTAATTATTCACAATTAAAACAAATTTATCTATAAATTAATTTCACTTTCTTCGATATTTTTACATAACTCTTCGTCAATGGTCATGGATTTGTCATAACTTTTAACTAATAAATTATTAACTTTTTCCATAATACCGTTTCTTCTTAAGAATTTAAAAACAATATTCTCTGTTGAGTACTCACCTTTGTCTTCAAGACCAGCTTGTCTCATTTTTTTAATTTTATCTTTTAATTTTTCTATTCTATCAATGATATCATTGTAATCTTCAGTTTCTTTATAGGATAATATAATATCATTTACTTTATTTACAATGTTATTATATTTTTTGGTGACAAGTTTCTTATCTATATAATCATCTTGTATATTCGGTTTAATAACCCATTTATCTTTTAATATTGAATATACACCTGTTGAGTGGTGTTCTTCATCAATATCCTGAACATATAACTCAACATCATATCCTTTAATTTTTATATCATGTTTATCATTCCATTCTCTACTTTTGGAATCAATTAGATTTTTTATTAAAGTTTTTTCTTCATCAAATTTATTTAAATCAACAAGTATATGTAAATCAATATCAGAATATTTTGACCAATTGTAATTAGCTAAACTACCAGTCATTGTAATGTCTTTAACTGGTAATGGTAATTTTAATGAAATGAAATAATCCTTTGCTATTTTTAATAGATTATCTGAAATGTTGGTTTTCATAATCTTATTATTGTCCCATATAAGATTATTTAGCTCTTTATTCATTTTAAAACCAGAGAAATCTAAACCTTCCATAATTGTTTTATTTATATCATATTTAATACTTTCATTTATTTCATCATCTATATCTTCTATAGATATTATTTTAGCTTGTTTAACGCTTATTTCAGGTTCTTTATCTTCTAAATTACCAGTAATAATATCATCAATATTATATTCAAACCCAATTAGTTTTTCATTTTCAGCTAAACCAGAGTAATAATCAATAACATAATTTTTATTTGGACTAATGTATATACCATTACCACCCATTTTAATTATTGTACCAATTTTACTTGGGAAAGATAGTCTACTATTCGCACCAGATACTAATACCTCGTTTTCAAATCTCATTACCTTATATCCAATACCTTTCATACTAATAAATATCTAAAATAAACAAAAAAACCCAGCGATTTCTCGCTGGGACCAAATTATAAAAAAGTAAAATATTAATTAAAGTCTACAACGACTAAATCAAAAATTAAATTTTTTCCAGCTAATGGGTGATTACCATCAAGAACCACTGTTGATTCTTTAACTTCAGTAACCACAACATTGATTGGACCTTGTGGTGTATCTGCACTTAAAGTTTGTCCAACTTGTACTTCTTCTGGTACGTATTGTCTTTCTACTTCTTGAATTCTATCATCGTAAACTGGACCATAAGCTTCTTCAAAAGAAATCTCAATAGTTTTAGTATCACCTTTAGCCATACCAATTAATCCTTTCTCAAAACCACTAATTAACATACCTTGACCTAACGTTACTTGAATCGGTTCGTTGTTTAAAGAAGAATCGAACACTGTGTTATCTTCAAATTTACCAGTGTAATGTACTGTAACAGTACTGTTTTCATGAATTGTTTCCATTTTTATTTATTTATTTTATTTATTATTTTATAAAACAATTTGAGTAAGTAACCTTATTTTTTTTTTAATTTTAACTCAAACCTTCTTTAACCGAATTAACTTCTTTCAAAACAGATTCACTTAATAAATTATTAAAGTCAAAGTAAGTTTTATTTGTAGTCTTTTCTAATTTAGCATCTAACTTATCAACCCTTGAATCAATAAGTCTAATAACCTCATCATATCGATTATTAATTTTAATATCTAGTTCTTTTATTAAATTATTATAATAAGTACTAGCTTCTTTTTCTCTACTATCTATCAAAGAATTAACTTCTATGTGATTTTTAGTATATTCTCTTATTATAGATTCTGCTCTTAAAACAAAATCAGAATTTAAACTTTCAATCGTTCTATAGATTGTATCATTGTTTTCTTTCGTTTTATATTCATCAACTAGTAATGAATTTTCTATTGTTTTTACCCTAGACGCTATATTTAAAAACACACGTAATAAAATCACTACGCCAATAATTAAAGCACCTAAAATAAAATAAGTTAAAGTAACCATAATTTTTTTATTTTATTTATTGTTATTATGGTTACTCACTCAAATGTTTTATTATTTACCTTTTCTACCAGTAGTTGTTGTATTTGAAGTAGTGTTAGTAGCTTCAGTTGTATTAGTAGAATCAGTAGTGTTAGTATTAGTAGTATAAGAATATTTGTTTTCATACTCTCTAATTCTATCTCTTACTTCAATAGCTTTCTCAAAGTTATGAGTTTTAACTAAAGTATCTAATTCTCTTTGTAATGTAGCATATTCTTTATCATTTCTTAACGCAGAATCTAACTCTCTTTTTAAACGTGCAGCTTCTTCATATTTTTGTTCAGTTACTGCTCTGTTTAATTCTTCTTTTAAAGTTGCTAAACGGTCAGAATAAGCTCTACCAGCAGTTTTGTTATTGTACTCACCGTATGTACCACCCATGTAGTCATAATTTGAAGCCCAATTTAATTTTGTCTCATAGTTATTTGTTGGATTCCATTCACCAGTAGTGTGGTTTGTTAACCAATTTGAATTTGTTCCATGATTAGTTGTTGGGTTCCAAGTACCAGTAGTGTATTTAGTACTGTAAGTGTATGAACCATCATTTGATGTGTAAGTTGTATTAACCCAATTGTTACCATTTTCGTCAACACCTTTTTCTACATGAGTTTTACCATAAAAATCAGTTGGTAAATTGTTTGTAGGATGATTATAACCATAAGTTGGTCTTCTTGAATAATCATTAACTGTGTTTAACATTTCTTCAACAATAGCGTTGAGCATTTCAGTAAATTTTGTGTTTTTTTTAGAATACATAAATTTTATTTTATTTATTTGTTATTAATGTTGCAAATATGGTAATAAATAATAACCATCGCAACTTTTTTTATTATTATTTTTCATTTGTTGTTATTTCACCTTTAGCTTCAAGAAAAACTCTACGAACATTTTTTGGTTGAGCAATTGACCATTGTGTTCTTCTAGCTCTATATAATCTAGTTTTAGCGATTCTACTCACACTAACTGCGTCTCCTTGATTACCACCTAATACATGGTAATAGTCTTTATCTTCACCCACATAAATACCAACATGACCACCACCGTTTCTTTTGAAAGTTAGTATATCACCTAACTCTGGTTTATCAATAGGATTACCCCAAGTAGCCCAGTTAAGTGCGTATAGTGGGTTTTTAACAACACTTTTACCAGCCATTTTTACAACATAACCGATAAATAACCCACACCATGGAATCTCATCATTAGTGTATACCCCCTGTAAACTTAATTCTTTAGCCCAATCTAAAATAACTGGGTTATTTTGTTTTCCAATTGATTCTTTAGTTCCAATCAATTTAACAGCTTCAACTAAAATTTTAGGACCGTTTTCCGATTTTAACCATTCGTATGACATAATTTTTGTTTTTTTATTTATTATTATTTTACAAATATGTTACTTATTTTTAATATTAACAACTTTTAGTTATTTTTTAAAAATAATTTTACCTAACCTAATAACTTTGGATTTAAAAGACTCATAATCATAGTTATTCTCAATTATAATATCAGCGCATGATTGGTCTATGTTAAATGAACTAGAGTCTTCCATTGGTAATCTTTTAGAAGCATCCACCCATATAATTAAATCAAATAACCCTTGTTTGATACATTCATTTATTTCTTCAGTATCACGCATGCCAACATAACAATTAGAAATGTTTAATATGTCTTTAGCTAATTTAGCTTTATCGTTTTTATTATAATCACAAATTAATTTATGCCATTCAGCTCTGTGATTAACTCTGTCTTCAAAACAATCTTTTAATGTTTTATATTTATATTTGTATTTCAAAACATTAAATATAAAAATCTCAGCAGCTGCCATTGATGAAGATTTATATGTCAAACCAAATTCCTCATTAAGGATTTCAGCCATCGTATCTTTTCCGTGTCGGCAATGTCCTAATATACAAATACTTATATTTTTTTCACTCATTTTATTAATTTTAATAATTTCTATTTTTTCTACCGATTATAAATAAAAATACTATAAATAATAGCAATAACATATTAATCCATATATTTTGATACAATTAAAAATAATCCATGATTTTTATTTTCAAAATTATGAACAATATTTAATATTTTATAATAGCTAGATAATTCAGTAAGATATATTAATTCTTCAATTCTAGGTATATGTTTAACCTTTATTGTTTCTACTAAGACACTCCAGTCTTCATTTAAAATTGTAACACTAAATTTACTTCTAAACATAATTCTTTTTCAACAAAAATGAAACTTTTTAAAACAAATTTCAACATAAATGTTTATTTTTTTGAAATAAACCATTATATTACCTAATAAAAATATTATAATGATATTTATGTTAATAACAGTATATAAATAATTAGATTTATGGCTTGCACTTGTAAAGGTAGAGGTAAAGGTAAATAACCAAACTCTAGAAAGGAGAAAATAAGGGGACTAATTAGTCCCCTTATTTTTTTTACTTATCTTTTTTGGTAAATTTGTCTATAGTTGTTAAACCTAGTGAACCAAAAGCGAATAATGAGATAGCATCTACTAAATTTTCAGATGGTGAAAAAGCACCTTTAGAAAACGTATTAGCTAATAAAGCAATTACTAATGATATTATACATAGTAATCCGCTAACTCTCTTTGATGAAATACTATTTCTTTCATCCATCAACATACTTTTTAAAAACTCTAACATAATGATTATTTTTACTATAAATATGTTAGAATTAAAAATAATATTATTTTTGCTTATTTTTTATAACACCATCAATAATACCGTATTCAACACTTTCTTGTGAATTCATCCATTTATCTCTTGATGCATCTAATTTAACTTGTTCTGGGTCTTTATCACAATATTCACCTAACATTTGAAATAATATAGTATTATATTTCTCAGCTTCACTTATAGATATACGCATATCCTGAATATTACCCTGAGCTCCACTTGAAACTTGGTGTAACATTACTCTAGAATTAGGTAGTGCATATCTTTTACCTTTAGTTCCAGAACCTAATAAAATACTACCCATTGATGCTGCCATACCAGTATTAACTGTAACAATATCAGAAGATATGTAATTCATAACATCAACGATTGATAACCCAGATTTAACTGACCCACCTGGTGAATCAACATAAATAGTAATATCAGTTTTATCAACATTATCCAAGAACATTAATTGCGCTTGAGCAACCGTACTCATTCTATCATTAACTGGACCAGCTAACCATAAGATTCTGTCCATTAATAATCTTGAGAAAATATCCATTTGTGTTGCTCTTAACTCTCTTTCTTCAAGAATCATTGGTGTTAAGCTACTATTAACCATAGTTGTGTTATATAGTACATCTTGTGTTTTTTCCCAATAATGAAACTCAAGTCCAGTCATTCCCATATGCTTAATTGCATAATCTTTAAATTCACTATAAAAATCCATCATATTATTTATATTCTACTGTTATTGTTGTTTTTTTAAACACTTCAATTAATTGTTCTTCTTCAAAGATGTAATCACCACTACTTGGATGCCACCACCAATCATATGAGAAGAATTTATTATCAGTTGTTCTTTTAATTATTACATTATGACATTCACCATCACAATCATGACTTGGTTTATCTTCAATAAAAATATATTGATGACCATCTATTTCCCACGGACCTTTAGATGTGAAATCAAATTCATTATTATCCATGTCAACTTTAACGACTTCACGTTCTGTTGTTTCTGAATTAACTAGATATTCTTCTGGATTATATACTTCAAGATAAACTGGTGTATTTTCACCCATCCACGCACCTTTTATATTAAATTCATAATATTCATATGCTTCTTCATATGTCATTTCATCACGAGAACATAATGTTTCTATTATTTTTTCTACATCATAAGTTACAACTGGACCTAAGTTGATACGTTCAGACAACCCTATGATAGCATTATCAAAACCATCCAGAATTAATGCTTCTGGATTGATTTCATATATGTGGTCAATAATATCCATATTACGCTACTTCTTCTTCTTTTTCAGCGTTATAGATAGTTTTGATTGATTCACGTAAAACTTCATATTTTTCATAACCATATTTACGTAATAACCCACTGTATGTTTGTACATCACCTTTTGTAATGATTACTTTTTCTTTTTCATCATCATAATGAATACCAGCTAATGATTCTTCAGTTACCATTATTCTTTGCTCTTCAGTTAATTTATCATAAACCGCTTCATTGATAACGATAACAATGTCATTATTTGTCATGTGTTTAATTAAATCATTTGCTTTAAACACACGATAAATGTCTTTTTGACGGTTATCAGCTAAAATTTTAATAGACACGTTTAAATCTAAATTTGCTCTAGTAATCGCATCTGTGTAAGTGTCCTTTGTATCATCAAAGGGTTCTAAATACTTTGCCATATTATTTTATTTTAAGTTATTATTATTTCAAAATTATACATATTTTATCTATCACGCAACTATTTTTACGTATTTTTTTTAACTTTCTAATATAGTTGTGTTAATGTTTTTTAAGTTTTCTAATACTTCTCTCTCATTATCAGTTATTTTGGTAGGCATTTCAATATCTAAATTAATAAACATATCACCTCTATCACCTTTACTTAAAAAACCTTTTTTAGCTATCCTTAGATTCTCACCAACTTTAGAGTATTCTGGTATCGTAACTCTAATAACATTACCTTCAATAGTTGGTATCTCAACTTTAGTACCTAAAACTAAATCAGGGTATGTTAATTTTAAATTATATTTAATGTTATCACCATCCCTCACAAACTTATCATGCTTTAATTCATTTATAATAACGTATAACATACCTGAACTACCTTTTTTAACAGCATCACCCATGCCATTATATTTAATGGCTCCACCATCTGGTATTGATGCTGGTATGTCTATTTGTATTTCTTCTTCGTGTCTTGTTACACCATGACCATTACAAACATTACATGTTTTACTATATTTTTTACCTTCACCTTGACAATCCATACACATTTCCATAGATTGAAATATACCAAATTGGGTTCTTATTATTTTTGTTGTTGCACCAGAACCATTACAAGTGTTACATGTCTTTACATCATGACCACCTTCACCATTACATGATTTACAAGAAACAAATCTTTTATATTTAAAGTTTTTTCTCGCACCATTAAATATCTCTTCTAATGTTAAGTTAAGATAACCTCTTAAATCTCTTCCGACATTTTGTTGCATATTACTAAAACCACCAAACCCACCGAAACCACCAAATCCACTGAAATGAGAATCGTTATGACCAAATCTATCATATTTAGCTCTTTTTTCTTGGTCTGATAATATATCGTATGCTTCTGATACTAATTTAAACATCTCTTCATCACCACCAACATCAGGATGATGTTTTTTAGATAGCGACCTATATGCTTTTTTAATCTCATTTTCATTAGCATTTCTATCAACACCTAATATTTCGTAATAATCTTTTTTACTCATACTTATTTATTTTTTATGCAAATATATTTATATTATTAATAAAAATCAATAAAATGTATAGAGTAATTTTAGTTAGAAACGGAGAATATAAATCAACACTACATAGATGTCAAAAAAGAAGCACTGCTTTTGATAATTTTAGAAAGATAAAAGAAGAAAACGAAAAAGAAGTTTTGTTCGCTAAAAAATTCATAAATTACGGTAAAATAAAACCAGTTGAATATAAAATATATTGTGTTAAAGATACCGAAGATGGTGATGAATTTAGATTAATTAACGATAATATAGGTAAAGTAAAATACGAAAAACCAATATTTGGTATATGGACCGTATTGGATGAAGCTGAATATAATATTGAAGAGAAGTTTTGGATTTATGGTAATAACCCAAAATCTGAAAGGTCAACAATTAAAGATGTTATCAACATATTAATGACAAATATTAATAATAAGAAGATAAATAAACAGATAATTGTTGTTTATAACAAATTATTAATATATAATGAAGAACAGTTTGATATGGTCTTATGTAAAAACAAAAAAGATGCACAAAGATTGCATCATGAGTTAGCTAAAGCCATGTCGAATAGTAAGATAAAAAACTTATTATTCATGGGTACAGCATCTAAAGTTATGATTTCTAGATTATATAAATTAATACAAGAAAAAACTAACTGGCCATTGATTAAAATATATAGAAGGTCAACATTACATTAAAAAAAAAGGTAGCTTTAAAGCTACCTTTTTAATTAATATCAAAATTCTTTTTTAAATCATTAACTATAGTATATATATTTTCCATGTCAGCTGGTTCTAATTGAACAGGATTTATACATTTTATAGTCTCTTCACCATCGGTTGGTAAAAAGAAAGCTATCGCATTGGCATCTTTCTGTGCTAAAATAGTATTAACCGAATCGGCAAACGGTTGAATAATCTCTGGATTACTCATCAATTCTCGGTCTAAATAAAAGACCAAGATTAAAGGGTGGTTGTTGTTTTCACTCATTACTTAACTAAATTTTCGTGCGCATTAAGAAATGTCATTAATTCATCTCTTAATTTATTATATTCATCAAACTCATTTGATAATCTTGCTTTGATTTCAGCTTCTGCTAATATCTGTTCAGCTCTTGTTAATGGTTTAGCATCTTTAGCCTTAACATTATTATTCTCATCAACGTAAATTGATTTACCATTAATCACGAATGTATGATAATCTGGACTCATAGTAATACCGCTATTACTACTACCAATACATAATGTACCATAATGCGTATTATTAACTAGTGAGTTTTGCGATTCATTCTTTGGAAATACATCTGATTCTGATTTACTAAACTTAGTTGAAAGTTCAACAAATCGTTGCATTTTCTTTAAAACTTTTTTATCCATATTATTTATATTTACTGATTCATATATTCATCATATGTCATTTTCTCGACTTCTAAGACATTTAATTTAATCATAGAAGATAACCCATCGATAAAGTCATTAAGTTCATTAGGATTAAAAATATGAGCTTCTATGGGTGTCTTATTATCCATGACATACACAAGATATTCTGTAAGGTCTGGTTTAATTTCTTTAATTAATATATTCATAATAATTTATTTTTAACAAAAATGTTATTAATTAATTAACATATCAACTATTATTTGGTTTTTTTATTAATTTTATCTTTACACCCATAACATTAATATCTATTTCATCTTTATGTTCAAAAACACCAACTTTATTTGTTCTATAATATAATTCTTCATCCATTTTCTTTAACAAATCTTCAGGTAATTCATATACTAAAGATAAATTTTCTTTATGGATAGTTTCGCTATTAACTATTGTTGAAATAGTTTCTATTAATTTCTCGTAATTCATATTTATTAAAACTTTGTAAATAACTTTATAAAAAATTCTTTAACTTTTTGAGATTTAGGTTTATCAACTTTAGTGATAGTATCAGGGTTTTGTTTAATATTCTTACCTAACCCATTTTTAATCTCATTAATGAATTTACTTTTATTGATTTCAGTTGTTATTTTATCCTTATCAATTTCTTTTTTAATATCATCAATGTTTTCTCTTTCAAAAAACTCATCTTCTTCTTCTAATTTATTGATAAATTTTTTATTATCTTCGTTAAATTTACCTAATAAATCATCTAAGGTTATATATTCTTTATCACTCATAAAACTTTTTTTAACAAAAATAGCATTATTTTAATATCATTTCAATTTTATTTTTTAAATTTACATACAATGGTGATGGTAAATTTGACATATCACACCATAAGTATTCTAAATTCTCAAAATTTAATGTAGGTACAAATTCATTTTCAACAAATCCTTCATAATAATAAAAATCAATACCATTAGCATCTTCAGTGCGTTTAAATTCATAAGTGATGATATCTGGGTCAATCGATAGTTCTTCACTAATCTCTCTTTTTAACCCTATTAATGTATCTTCATTTTCATTAACACCACCACTACATAATCCCCAAGTAAGTGGATAACTACACTCTTCACTTCTATATAGTAATAATACTTTATTTGTTGCCAAACTTTTTATTAAAACTCCAGCGTATTTTGTTTCAAATCTTTCTCTTAACATTAGTCTTATTTTTTGTTTATATTTATTATCCATAACATAAATAAATATTGACAAAATAACATAATGTGATTATATTAATATAAAAATAATGTATTATGATTAAGTTAATTTTGTTTTCATTCGTAGCATATGGTGCATCGAATATTATGATTTATGGGTCAATATTTAATGGCTGGAGAAGATTTTTCGGAGTTGATTCCGATAATCCTAAGTTTTTTGGTAAATTATTTGGTTGTTTTATGTGTTTACCTTTTTGGTGGGGTGTTATTTTATCTTGTTTTATGTTTTCACCTACCATTGAATTTGTCCATAATTTTTATTCAATCCCTAAAGAGTATTTAAGTGCTTTTTTTGATGGTTGCTTAGGTTCTGGTTCTGTATGGTTAATACATACACTTCAAGAAAAACTTGAGAAATAAAAAAAACCACCAATTGGTGGTTTTTTTTTATTACAAACTTTTATTATCTAAGCATTTCGGACAAGCTTCTTCAGGACCACAATCACAATCACCTTCTTTCATTTCTTCAGGTAAATCATATACTTCAACTTCTACTGAACCATTCCTTGGTGGTAGTTCAATATTATTAATTGATTTGTTTTTAATTTTAGTGTTACCACCAACCTTATTAATTAATTTTTCTTGTTGAGCTCTAATTGCAGCTTCTTCATGAAGTCTAGCTTCTTTTTCATATTCATCTTCATCCTCATCATAATATTCCTCTTCTATTGTGTGAATATTTTGTTCTTCAGTTGAAGTTTCATTCTTATTACTATCAACTTTGGTATCAAATAAACTGAAATCAGGTAAATCATTATCAGTATTTGTTTGATTAAAAGAAAATTTTAAAGTTTCCAATTTTGATAATGAATGTTCTTTAAATAGTTCTTGCAGTTCTTTAACTTTAGTTTTTAATAGTTCATATTTCTTTTCTCTTTCAATGTTTAATTCAATGATAGAACCAATATAATCTAATAAATCATCGATAGTTACAGTCTTATCTTCGGAATAAAACATAAAATAATTAGTTTCTATTATTTCCTTTTTGATAATTTTAGAGTCAGGTATTACCCAACCATCTTTAAATGTAGCGTCTACTAATTGTAAACCATCTAAATATCTAATACCACTAAGATAAGGTTGTAATGTATTTATTTTTTCTTGTATAGTAGACATAATTAAAATTTAATTGTAATCCCTGTAATTAAGGACATTAAAACATATGATAGGGATATACCTAATAATAATAACGACATATTACTTAATATATATTTAGAAGGATTATCAGTATTAGATTTAACCCAAGCTTGTATAAAATAATATCCGTTACGAATTACATTTAATAAAGCAATAATGAATAAAGTGTGTAATAATTTATTTAAAAGTATACCCCAAATCATAGTCTTATTTTTTTAAGCGTTTTTAGTTTTCTTATCTTTTTTTGTTTCAGAAACTTCAACACGAATTTCTTGTGCTAAACTTTTAATAGTTTGCATTCCTTGTCTAACTCTTGTACCAGCAGTACTGTTTCCTTTGTGATAAAACTTATTAACATCTTCTGTTAATGTTTCAATCAAATGTTTTAATTCTTCAAATTTTTCCATTTGTTTTTTTTTATTTATTTTTATTGTTATTATAATTCTGATGTATCTGATTCATTTGTTAAATTTCGCCATTCAGATATCATCAAATCGGTTAATACTATTTCTTTTAACTGCTGTTTAATTAAATCAACTTTCTTAGAAATCTCAACATTATCATTGATAATTCTTTCCATTTCTTGCTCGTGTTTTAATCTGTCAGAAGTTAGTTCTGTTAATAATATATTAATAATTCTACTCATGGAACAAATATATTACTAATTTAAACTAAAATCAACCTTTAAAGCTATTTTTTTAATGATTTTTCAAAAATATTGTATATTTCAATAAAACTGTCAACATCTGATTGACTTTTAGGTTTTTTATAATCAAATAAATATTCCCATAATGAAATTAAATTTTCACTTATATATGGTTTTGATTCTTTATCTTCAATATTATAATACACTTCAATTAAAAACTCTTTAAAATAATCCTTTAATTCCACTATTGATTTAAATATAATCCCTTCTTCTTTAAAGTTGCTTATATTTTTATCCCAACACCAATTAAAATGAGATATCCTTTGTTCTTTGTCGGTATATTCATCACCCATATAAGTATCAAATACAATTAACAATAAAGAGCATACAAAGTCAGAATAAATTTGGCATTTGTCAAATCTAACTTTATTAGCATCGTATAACATAATTAAAGTATGCTCACTTAAATTGTTTTTAATATAACTCAAAAAATCTAAAGTTTTATCTCGATTTCCCATATGATTAATATAATAATCTATTAATGGAAAATAAATAATTATTATTTTTTAAAATACAAGTCAGCTTCAGCTTGTCTTCTAATCACTAACCCTTTTAACACCTTATTTGAAGCTTTAGTCCATTTCATGAACTCTGCTCTAATTGTCTCATCATTTGGGTTCTTATTTACTTTTTTTAACAATGTGGATGCTTTTAAGTTTGCTGGACCTAAATTATAACAGAATGAAACTAAAGCATCAAATTGATTTTGATTAATTGAATCTATACAATATGAATCTACATATTGTTCAAATTTAATCAACATGAATTTCAATAATTCAGTAGCTTCTTCTTTTGTTAATGGTTTATCATCCATTGTTACTTTTTTACCATTTGGATAAAATGTAGCACCATACCCTATTGTGTATGGAACACCTTTGGTTGCTGGGTCAGGGTAAGGTTTAGAACTAAAACCTTCGAATTTTTTAATTAATTCAATACCATTATTAGATGTTTTTGCAATCTTTTCCATAATTAGTTTATTAATAAATATCTTAT